TTTACAAAATCAAGTTGAAAGATTTGGTCAACACATCTTTAAAGATGGATCTGTAGTTATTCCTGGAAATATTGGATATAACTTACAATATACTGCTGTACTTGTTCAAAATTTAATTAATGGAATACGAGTTGAAGAATATAGATCCTCTTTAGTTGGAACTACAATAAAAGGATCGTCTTCTGGAGTTAAGGCAGAAATTATTGATACGATTAGCGAAGAAGATTCAGAAAAAAATATTATTACTTTGTATGTAAAATACACTGCTGGCGGATTCTTTGAAGATGATATACAATTAAATAAATTTAAAAATAATGAAATTCTCATAAGAGAATCTGATGGTATTCCCATTGCAGTTACTACTGTACAAAATGCAACCGCATATACTGGGTCTGTAGCTTATATTAATTCGGGTGTATATTTTATTAAAGGATTTTTTGTAGAAGTTCCTACACAGAGAATTATTTTAGATCAATATACAAATCAACCATCATACAAAGTGGGGTTAGTTGTAAATGAAAGTATTGTTACTTCAGAAGATGATGAGAGTTTATTTGATAATGCTTTAGGATCAACTAATTACTCTGCTCCAGGAGCAGACAGACTTAAAATAAGTACTGAACTGACTAAACAAAATTTATTATTAACTGATGATTCAAATTTTATCGAACTTCTTCGTCTTGAAGAGGGTTCTGCAGTTAAACTTGTAGAATTTTCTGCATATAGTGAGTTAGAAAAAAATTTAGCTAGAAGAACATTTGATGAATCTGGTAATTATACTCTGGATCAGTATTCAATTAAAATCAGAGAAGCTTTATTTGATGGAGAAAATAATGGTGTATATTTTACGAATCAACTAATACCAGATGGAAGAACAATTTTGGATAGAGATCCTACGGAAGATGAAGATACTTCAATAAACGGAAATGATTACTATGCTTTGGAAATTTCAGAAGGAAAAGCATATGTAAAAGGATTTGAAGTAATAAACACCAAAAAACAATATATATTGGCAGAAAAACCTAGAAAATCATCATCACTTAATAATCAAGGTATTTTTCTAAATATTGGTCAATATTTTAATCTTGATCCAAATCAAACAATTTCTGGATCTGTAAACTTTAATAGTCCATTGATACTAAAAGATGTTGATAATCAAATAGTAGGAGAAGCAAAAGCTCTTGGATTAACATTTGGATATAAATTATATATCACTGATCTTACTGTATATACTACTTTAACTCTTTCTACATCATCACATTCATTGCAATCTGGAGATTTTATTACTGGATCAACTAGTGGAGCTACTGGTGTTGTAGAATCTTTTTCGGGACAGAATGTAATATTAAGGCAGGTAACAGGTTCATTTTTACCATCGGAAGCAATTCAATCAAGTAGAGTTGATTATACATCACCAGTCACTATATCAACAATTAATGTGCCAAAATTAGAAAATGTTAGAAAGATTCAAAGAATAAGCGGATCTAACACAGTATTTACATCATTTGTAAAATTAGATCCTGTACCTATTAGTGGATCTTCTTTTTCAGTTAATGGAACTACATTCACTGGAACAGGTACTAAGTTTAACTCTGAAGTATTTGCAAAATCTAAACTAAGAATTGGAAGTTCTGATGTTGAAGTCTCTACCGTAACTAACGCAAGTACAATTGTTTTAACATCTCCAACAAATTTGACAAATGGAATATATTATAATGTTTCAAAATTGACATGTAAACTGTATTCATCAAATAATGGTCTTTCTATAAAAACATCTTCATATCCAGTAAAATCAACCACAGATTTTAGTTATGATATATCTAAGACAGAACAATATACAGTACTTAATGGTGGATTTACAATTTCAAGACCATTAACAGAATCTATTGAAGCAAGTACTGTAATTGTAACTTCTGCAACTGCATTACTAACTCCAGTAATAACTCAAACTAGTGGAAATGTAGTTTCTGTATCTGGATTAGATCCTCAAAACGGCTCTGTGGTAAATGTTTTTTATAAATTAAGATTATCAAATGCTTCGCCTAGAAAAAAAATCTCTGTTCCTTATCAAAAATTAATAGTAGATTTATTTAAGAATTCGAACAATACCAAATATGGAACTAGATTAATTGATAGGGAGTGGTCTTTAAAATTTCCAGATGTATATAAAATTCATGCAATTCATGAAGCAACATCTGCTCAAATACAAGCAGTAGACATGTTTGATAGTATTGTTCTGAACAATTCTGATAAAATTGTGGTTGGTGATGTAATTGTTGCTGGAAATATTAGAGCAAGAATTATTGAAATTTCTTCTACAAATTTAAAAATAAAATACTTAAGTGATGATAAATTTGTACAAGGATCAAATTTAGCAATTAAAGTAGAAGTTTCGACAAATGCTAGTATAATTGGACGTTTTGTAAAACAATCAACATATGGTGCATATAAAGATATTTCTTCTAACTTTAGTTTAGTAAAAAACGACACTGAAGATTTTTATAGAGTTTCTAAATTAGTCAGAAAATTAAATAAACCATATCCAGTAAATAAAATTATTGTAGTTTTTGATTATCTTAAACACGAAGACTTATCTAATGATTTTTATGTGGCTGATTCTTTTACTAATTTAGAGTATTCTGAAGTACCAACTTCATATAATGGAGTTTCGTATAGTGATCTCGTAGATTTTAGGTATTATATCGCACCATCAACTGGATCAAATGGAGGTTCTGGCACTCTATCAGATCCATATAGAGAAACTCAATCTGCGTTTGATTTTAAATTAAATCAAATTCAATCATCAACAAAATTTGCATATCCGCAAAAGTTAGTTACATTAGATTATGATTTTTACTTAGGGCGTATTGACAAAGTTTATCTAAATGAAACTGGATATGCGTCAATAATTAAGGGTGCAGATTCTATTAATCCAAAATTACCATTAACTAATGATACTGGATTATTGTTAGGAACTATCAGTCTACCTCCATATCTTAAAAAAGTATCCGATGCTTCTATTAAATTAGAAAATACTAAAGGTTATACAATGAAAGATATTGGTCTACTTGATGAAAGATTAACAAATGTAGAAACTTATACTTCTTTAAATTTACTAGAAATTAATACAAATACCTTGAATATTTTAGATGATGAAGGAAAAAATAGATTTAAGAATGGTTTTATCGTAGATAAATTTAATACAGTAACTATTGCTGATATAACAAACCCAGACTATAGTATTTCTATAGATACCAATAATTATTTAGCTAGACCATATCCATATGTAAATAATGTTGATTTTGTATATAGCAATACTGAAGGTGCAACTAAAAAAACTGGAGATCTAATTACTTTACCATATACAGATGTTGTGTATATAAGTCAATCTTTTGCATCTAGAGTAGAAAATATTAATCCATTTGAAATTGTTAATTGGGTTGGAAATATTACTTTAACTCCAAAAAAAGATGTTTGGTATGATACTGTTCGAACTATGGGCGAAACACAAACTATTGATCTAGAGGGACCAATTAGATTTTTATTTGATCAAAGTGGTGCTGCAGGTGATCAATGGGGTTCTTGGACTACTACTCGTTCAGAGCGTACAAATGGTGGTACAAATAATTTTCAATCAAGAACTGGAGTTAATAATAGGATCGATGTTACGGAACAGACGATTAACACGGGGGATACAATTAATAGTATTGTAGATTTAAGATTTGTCAGATCTTCTATTATTGATTTATTAGGAACTTCTTTAAAACCAAATACAAATTTTAATTTTTATATTAATGAGATAAATGCAACAGAATTTTTATATCCCAAAATAATCACTAACATTAGTGGAGTTAATAAAAAATTTATTGTTGGAGAGACTGTAGAACTTTTTCCTCTTCCGCCATTGCTATTTGACATTCCTGCTGACTCATTTCAGGTGTTGCCAACAGATTTTAATACAATAACTGCAACAGTTGTTGATCCATATAATTTTACATCAAATAAAGATCTAATTGGTAATAATTTTGCATTAAATCAAACTAGTCAAACTATCGAATATTCACAAAATACTACAATATTAGCAATTGATAAAATTAGTACTACAAATCTTAATTTGATAAATCCAACGTTACTAGGACAAAGATTTAGTATTCGTGGTATGACATCTGGCGCGATAGGTACAACACAAGTACCTCAAAAAGTGATATCTAATGAAATTGGAACAATTCATGCTTTTGTTACTATTCCTCCACAAAAATTTGAAACTGGAATATTAACCTTTACAATTTCAGATAAACCAGGTGATATTTTTGCTATTGGATATACATCTTCCAGTGCTTCAACTTCATATTTGACTGAAGGCACCCAAGTAAATGTGACATCAAATATCGTTTCTGTCTCTGTACCAGAAGTAGTTACTACACCAATTTCTCAAAATAGAACGGTATTTGTTGCAGATCCCGTTCAGGCCCCTGGCGGTAGGGATCCATTAGCTCAATCATTCTTTATAGACACTGAAGGTGGAATATTTGCAACATCTATTGATTTGTATTTCTATACCAAAGATAATATAGTTCCAATTTCTGTGGATATTAGAACTGTAGAAAATGGTTATCCTACATCTACAGTAGTTCCATATAGTAGTGTGACAGTAAATGCATCAGATGTAAAAATTTCATCTGATGCATCTATACCAACAACATTTACATTTCCAAGTCCTGTATATTTATCAGATAAAACAGATTATTGTTTTGTAGTTAAGGCAGTTTCTCAAAATTATTATATATGGGTTTCTAGATTAGGTGAAATCGATGTAACTAACAATAATGCTATTGACAAACAACCATACATTGGAGTTCTCTTTAAGTCTGCTAATCAATCTACTTGGACTCCTGATCAATATGAAGATATTAAATTTACTCTTAATAGAGCTAAATTTACTACCAATACAACAGTACCAGCAGTATTGTATAATAAACCAATTCCCCCAGTAAAACTACAACCAGAATCGTTACGATTTAATCAAGACTCTACTACAATTACTGTATTTCAACCAAATCATGGTATGCACGGCACACAAAATTATGTAATTCTTAATGATGTAGTGTCCGATCAACCTAATTCACTTCTTGGTGCAACTATTTCAAATACTGCATTAACATTAACATTGAACGATTTAAGAAATCAATCTATCAATTACAATTCATTCACTACTTGGACAAAAGTTAATAATGCACCTATCTCTTCAACGAATCCAGGATACATTAAAATTAACAATGAAATTATTGCATACTCAGAGATAACTAGTGACAATGTTTTTACTGTACAACAAAGAGGAGCTTTGGGAACTATTGCTGCACAACACTTAAGCGGGTCAATAGTTAAATGTTATAATTTAAATGGAATGAATCTTGATAGTATTAATACTACTCACAAAATTTTAAATGTATTAAATATTGACGAATATCAAATTGTAAATCAAAATAAAGCAAACTTTACTATTTCTGGCGGCGGCCCAAATGCATATGCAACTAGAAATATTCCATATGAAATTCTTAATCCACAAATTAATATTTTAACTTTACCAGATACAGACTCCACTTTAGTATTGGATTCAATAACTGGAACTAGCATTGGCAATACATCACAGGTTTCTTTCTTACTTAAGGATGGTGAAACTATATCAAATAAAACAGAAAATGAACTTTCATCACCAAGACTTGTTGCCTCAGATATAAATGCAAAAAAATATTTAAATGGCGTAAAAGGAAGCATGAAACTAATGATTAATATGTCAACAACAAAAGATACAATAAGTCCAGTACTGGATTTGATTGGATCTTCTATCATCACAATTTCAAATAGAATTAATAAAGAACTTACTGATAGTGGAAATATTGATATTAGTTCTGAATTACTACCTATAGGTGGATTGCATCCCGCATATATTACAAAAAAAGTTACTTTAGAAAAATCTGCTTCTTCTGTAAGAGTTTTATTTGATGCTATTAGAAGACAAGGAGTTGATATTAAAGTCTTTGTTAAGATTAAAGGAGACTCTGCCTTGGGTAGTTTTGGTGATATGAACTATACTGAAATACCTGTCGAATCATATCCAGTTTCTCAAACTGAAAATGAATACAGATCGTTTGAATATGAAATTCGTGGATTGCAAGAATTTAAAGAATGGAGTATTAAAGTTATTATGATCGGTAATGATCAAAGTAATATTCCAAAAATTAAAAACTTTAGAGCAATTGCTCTTGCTATTTAATATGGATAAATTGAACGTTGATGGCCATCCAGATCTATATCGAGATTTAAAAAGTGGAGCAATCATAAACAACAATCCCAGTGATTACGAATCATATCTAAAATCTTATCAGGCCCGTAAATCTGAAAAAGAAAGAGTTGCAAATATTGAAACAAATTTAAATGAGTTAAAAGATGAAATAAATGAGATAAAAAAATTATTACAACAATTAGCCTTTAAGTAAGATTACTAACTAATATAAATAAAAATAAGTGGTAAACTCTTATGGCAGCAGTACACAATCTGTATATTGATCAAGGATCAGACTTTTCCGCACAAATTGGAATCTATGACGATTCTAATGTGTATTGGAACTTGACTGGTTATACTGCAGCTGCCAAAATTAAAAAATCATATTATAGTTCAACATCTGTTGATTTTACTGTTTCCGTTAACGGAAACGGAACTGTTTCTTTGTCTTTGCCTTCTTCATCTACGTCCAATATGGAACAGGGAAGATATTTGTATGATGTAATAATTGTTTCAAACGGTGGGGTGAAAACAAGAGTTATTGAGGGTATAGTCACAATCAACCCAGGAGTAACAAAATGAACACCAAAGTAACAGTATCTAGAGTACCCCAAGTCATCACTGTAAATACAGCTGGCGGCGGTAGGCTTTCAGGATTGACTGACGTAAATATGACAGGTGCATCAGATGGAGCTCTGCTTCAATATGATGCTGCAAGTGGATCTTGGATAGCACAAAATATTTTAGAAAAATCTGGTTTACAAATTAATTGCGGTAATTTCTAATCACACAGGTAAAAAGACATGGCATCAATCTTAAAGATTAAAAGATCCAGTACCAACCCAACAGCAACCCCGGCTGGATTGGGTCAGGGTGAGCTTGCTTACGGGGAAGGCACTAGTACTTATACAGATGCTCAAGGTGCAAACGTTACCTCTTTTGGTAAACTGTTTGTGGGTAGAGGACCTGAAACTGCTGGTGTCTCAGCAAATATTGATATCATAGGTGGCAAGTATTTTACAGATCTTCTAGATCATGGACATGGAACAATTGTTTCAAACTCTGCAGCAATTGTAGACTCATCTAAAAAGGTTAATGAATGGAATGTTGATAACATCACCCTAGATGGCAATACAATTTCCACCACAAATTCAAATGGTAATTTGACCATTGACACAAATGGAACTGGAGATGTGGTAATTTCTGGTTCTAGTACACTTGGTGATAATTTATTCAAAATTAATGACGGATCTGTCGATAGATTCATCGTTGATAGTTTTTCTGGCGCGGTTGATATTACATCCCCAACTCTAAGTGCTTCAGATACTTTACTTAATATCTCATCCACCTGGAACAATGGCGGTTCAACTTTCTACGGTATTGATCTTGACGTAATCAATACTGCATCGGCAGCAAGCTCAAGACTTCTTAACTTATCTGTTGGCGGTTCAGATAAATTTAATGTAGATGTTTCCGGCAATGTTTATTTAACTGGAAATATTTCATATGCAACCGCAGTAAACTCTAGCATTCAAGATAATACTGCAGGTGCCTTTGTAGTAAAAGAAGGTTCAAATAAGTATATTGATATTGATACTACAAATAATGCAGAACTGTTAACTCTTGGTAATTCGTTAGCAACAGTCAATATTGTTATTGAAGATAACACACCAACTGCTTTTGCTATTAAAGAAGGATCTCAAAATTATGTTGAGGTTGATACAAATAATGCACAACAAAAAATAACAATTGGTAATGATAATACCAGACTAGATAATAAAATTATTTCAGGATCTGATGCGTTCATTGTACGAGAAGGATCAAACAAATATATTGATATTGATACTGGCGCTGGATCAGAATTAATTACATTCAGTACTGGTAATGTTGACATTGATAATGATTTAAACATTGATGGTGGTGATTTAACTACTAATCAATCTACATTTAACTTACTAAACACAAATGCTGCTACAGTTAACTTTGCTGGATCAGCAACTACTGTAGAAATCGGGTCTGCTACTGGCACTACTAATGTTAATAATAATTTAGTAGTAGACCTAGATTTACAAGTAAACGGTGGGGATTTAACTACTAATCAATCTACATTTAACTTACTAAACACAAATGCTGCTACAGTTAACTTTGCTGGATCAGCAACTACTATTGAGATTGGGTCTGCTACTGGTACTACTAATGTTAATAATAACCTTGATGTAGATGGAGACCTTAATATTGACGGCGGGGATCTTACTGTTTCTAACATTACTTTTAACCTTGCAAATGCTAATGCTACTACAGTTAATGCTTTTGGTGCAGCAACTGCTATTGAGATTGGTGCCGCTAGTGGCACTACCAATATCAACAACAATCTAGATGTAGATGGTGATGTAAATATTGATGGTGGAGCTCTTACTGTTTCTACTGCTACGTTTAACCTTGCAAATGCAAATGCTACCACAGTTAACTTTGCTGGATCAGCAACTACTGTAGAGATTGGGTCTGCTAGTGGTACTACTAACATCAATAATAACCTTGATGTAGATGGAGACGTTAATATTGATGGTGGAGATCTTACTGTTTCTACTGCTACGTTTAACCTTGTAAATACAACCGCTACTACAGTTAATGCTTTTGGTGCAGCTGGAACAATTAATTTTGGATCCGCAGGAAGTGGTACTACTAGGTTTAGAAATAATACTTTAGTTGGTACTGAATCAACACAATATCTTTTTGATACTGTTGCTACTACAGTTAACTTTGCTGGGGCAGCAACTACTGTAGAGATTGGTGCCGCTAGTGGTACTACTAACATCAATAATAACCTTGAGGTAGACCTAGATTTACAAGTAAATGGTGGTGATTTAACTACTAATCAATCTACATTTAATTTACTTAACACAACCGCTACCACAGTTAACTTTGCTGGGGCCGCAACTACTGTAGAGATTGGTGCCGCTAGTGGCACTACCAATATCAACAACGATCTAGATGTAGATGGAGACGTTAATATTGATGGTGGAGATCTTACTGTTTCTACTGCTACATTTAACCTTGTAAATACAAATGCTACCACAGTTAACTTTGCTGGGGCAGCAACTACTCTAAACATTGGTAGTTCTTCAACCGAAGTTGACTTTGGAGATTTGAGAATTGTAGGTTCTACAATTTATAGTGACAATTCAGGTGCTCAAACAATCACAATTGACCCATATCCTGCCGGCGGTGATGGTGCTGGTAATGTTGTAGTTAGAGGTAACTTACAAGTTTCTGGTACTACAACAACGGTCAATTCTACACAGATGACTGTTAATGATCCTATATTTACACTTGGAGATAGTATTAGTGAAAAAACTGTTGTTTCTGCTGCAGCAAGTGGACAGTCAGTAGTTATTCTTGATGATGTAGACGGGTTGAATGTTGGTGATATTGTTTCTGGTAATGCATCGATTCCAAACGGAACAACTATTACCAACATTAATGTAGGTGCTAATACTATTACTCTTAGTGCAAACCTATCTGCTGGTATCGCAGCAAGTACAAATACATCACCAAAAATTCTAACCTTTACGCAAGGTGCAGATGATAATAAGGATCGTGGTATTGAATTTAAATATTTTAACAGTGGTCTAAAAACTGGATTTTTTGGTTATGATGAATCTGGTACATCGGAGGGAGCTACCACCACATATTATTTCACATATATTCCAGATGCAACAAATACTTCTCAGGTATTTACTGGAACTGTTGGTAGTGCATATTTTAATACTACTAAACTAGATATTGGTATTCACAAAGGTGTTCCATATTTCGATCAATATAAAAGACTTACTTCAACAGATGCAGCAGGAACATCTGATATAACAACTTCAAACCAAATTTTGACTGTAACTGCTGCGGGTGTTCCTGTGTGGACTACTACAATTGATGGTGGTACTTATTGATAAATAATTAAAAATGAGGTAATTATGAATCCTGATGAAGCCAACACTTTAATGCAAGTGATGAGTAGCAAAATTAATCAACTTACCCAACAAAATATTATGTTAGAGTCTAAAGTAATGTATTTAAACTCTGTCATACAACAACTACAGAGTTCTCCCGAAAAGATACACGATAGTGAAACATTTAATGAAACTTCACCAGTAAAACAAAGTAATGGCAAACCCAAGCAGCAGGTCGCAACTTAAGGAATACTGCTTACGAAAATTAGGTAAGCCAGTAATTGAAATTAATGTTGACGATGATCAAATTGAAGATTTAATTGATGATACCATTCAACTCTACAATGAGAGGGTTTATAATGGGGTTGAAAGGGTTATGTTAAAGTATAAATTTACTAATGAAGATATTGAAAATGGCAGAAAAAGAAATACTTCAACCACAGTAACAGATCAAAATACTGCTACGCCGCCAAGAACTCTTCAATTTGAAGAAGGTAGAGGGTATTTTACTTTACCAGATCATGTTATTGGTGTTGAAAATATAATGCCTATTTCTAATACATACGTAAATAGTATGTTCGGTTTTAGATATCAATTTTTCTTAAATGATTTTTATAATTTTTATGCGTATGATATTTTAAATCTAACTATGACTATGACATACTTAGAAACATTAGAATTTCTTTTAGAAGGTAAAAAAATAATAAGATATAATAAAGTTCAAAATAAAATATATGTTGATGTTGATTGGCAAAGAGTGGCTGCAAACGACTATCTAGTTATTGAATGTTACAGAGCACTAGATCCAGTCACATGGCCAAAAATTTACAATGAAATTTTTATAAAAAAATATCTCACATCGTCTATAAAGAAACAGTGGGGTCAAAATTTAATGAAATTTCAGGGTATAAAATTACCTGGTGGAGTAGAGTTTAATGGTAGACAATTGTATGATGACGCGGTTCAAGAGTTGGATAAACTAACAGAAGAAATGTCTTCTACATATGAACTTCCACCATTAGACTGCGTAGGTTGATATGGCTAAAAATGTTTATTTTTCAAATGGTACACTTTCAGAACAAAGACTATATGAGAATTTAATCATAGAGTCTTTACAGATTTATGGACATGATGTATATTACTTACCCAGAGAAATAGTAAAAAAAGATAGAATTTTTAGAGAAGACATACTTTCAAAATTTGATGAAAATTATTTAATTGAAATGTATCTATCAAGTTTCGAAGGTTTCGAAGGCGATGGAACTTTACTATCAAAGTTTGGCGTAAGAATTTCTGATGAAGCAACGTTTATAATTTCAAAGAGAAGATGGGAAGATCTTGTTTCGTCTTCAAATAATTTAGTATCGTCAAAACGACCCAATGAAGGAGATCTATTATATTTTCCTCTCACTCAACAATTTTTTCAAATCAAGTTTGTTGAACACGAAAAACCATTTAGACAACTTGATGCTATTCAAACATATCAACTCATTGTAGAAACAATGGAGTTTTCTGATGAAAGGATTGAGACTGGAATTAAAGAAATCGACGATATTACCAAAGACTCTGGATATTCAGTTGTGTTTAAACTCATCGATGGTATTAAATCTGTATATCTAACAAATGCTGGAACTGGCTATGGAAGAAATACTACTGTAACATTTGGGCCGCCAGGAACTGGGTCAAAAGCATCCGTTAGTGTCTCAACAACCAATGGTTCTATTAGTTCAATTAATTTGACAGAACCAGGGGTTGGTTATTCTACCGCACCACTTGTATCATTTATTGGTTCTGGTTCTAATGCATCAGCAATTACAACGGTTGCAAATAAAAAATCATTCAAAAATGGAGAACTTGTATTTGGTTCATCCAAATCTGCAGATGCAGCTGCAACAATAACTTCTGGATCTGTGACTAACATTAAAGTTTTAAAACTTGGAGAGGAATATAAAACAGTTCCAACTGTAACTATATCATCACCGGCAACTGGAGTAAAAGCAACTGCAACAGCTGTTCTTACTAATGGAAAAGTAACTTCCATAAATATTACGAATCCAGGTTCTGGTTATACTACAGCACCAACTATTACAATACAAAGATCTCCATCCGAACCAAAAGGTAAAGTTACGAGATATGATGGTACTAATAAAGAACTAGAATTAATTAATATTGTAGGAACTTTCGTTGATAATGATACGTTAGTTGGTGAAGAAACTGGTGCTGAATGGACTATTACCTCATTCAGTACTATAGAAAAAGAAAATGATCCTGGTGCTGAAAATGAATGGTTTGAGTTATCTGGTGATAAAATTATTGACTGGACTGCAAAAAATCCATTTGGTGAATATGGAAATATGGGAGTATTCTGATGTTAGGTAAACATTTTTATCACGAAATTATTCGTAAAACTATTGTTGGGTTTGGAACCCTCTTTAATAATATTGAATTAAGGCGCGTTGATGCCAATGGAAATATTGTTCAAACTATTAAAGTGCCTCTTTCCTATGGACCAAGAGAAAAGTTTCTTGCAAGAATTGAAGCAGAACCGCAATTAGATGGAAGATCTGAGATTCAAATTCAATTGCCAAGAATTGCATTTGAAATGAAAGGAATTAATTATGATTCTACTAGAAAGTTAGCACCAATTAATATTTGCAAAACTCCAAAGTCTGGTGATACCAAAGAAGTATATACTCAATATACTCCAGTGCCGTACAACCTAGATTTTGAACTTAATATTATTAGTAAAAATAATGATGATTCTGTTCAAATTTTAGAACAAATTCTTCCATACTTTCAACCAATGTTTAATATTACTATTAATCTTATTGATCAAACAAAAGAAATTAAAGACATACCAATTATATTACAAAATGTAAGTATTCAAGATGATTATGAAGGAGATTTTAGAAGAAGGAGATCTTTAATTCATACTTTAAATTTTGTAGCAAAAACTTATCTATATGGCCCAGTTGTATCTCAAGATGTGATTAAAACAGTTAATGTTGATATTGGTACGGCAATTAACACTGGTTCTAGATATGTAAGATATAGTGCAACTCCAAAAGCACTAGAAGATTATACTAATGATGGTACTGACATTTCATTCACGGAAGTCAATGTAAATAGCAACACAATTACTTTGCCCAATCATGGATTTATTACTGGTGATTTTGTAACGTATAGAGTTACCAATCAAACTGGATCCCCTATCGGTGGATTGGAATCTGGCAGTGAATACTATATTGTTAAAATTGATAATAATAATTTTAGAGTTGCAACAACGAAGTATAATTCTCAACGTGATATTAATATAAATTTAACTTCGCAGGGAACAGGTCCTCACAAATTCTCAGTAATTACTACTCTAGATGATCAATTTGTAGAACCAGATGATAATTTTGGTTTCAATGAATCTTGGACAACATTATTATGATAGATCCTTTTGAAAATTTAAACAAAGAATTCAATGTCGAATGTGAAATTATGAAAGCTGAAGAGACTGTAAGAGAAATTAAATTAGTAAAAAGTGATAATCAGGTAAAAGATGATCATGAGTATGCAAGAGGCAATCTTTATAACTTAATTGAAAAAGGACAGGAAGCAATCAATGATATTCTTGATGTTGCAAAACAAACAAATCATCCAAGAGCATATGAAGTAGCTGGCAATTTAATTAAAAATGTTGCCGATATTACTGACAAACTTTTAGAATCTCAAAAAAAACTTAAAGAAATTAATGAAGATAGTCATACTAAAGGTCCAAACGTTGTCAATAACTCTTTGTTTGTTGGATCAACCTCAGATCTTCAAAAAATGATTAAACAAATAAATAGTCAAGAGAAATAAAAAAAATAAAAAGGTTATCAACTTATGAAACAAAAGATTAACGAAGATGTAAATAAATCTTTTGAACAATTTATGGCAGAGGCTGCTGCTTGTACAAAAAAATCTAGCAAAAACTTTAAAGGTGAACTAGTTGATGAACTCAAGGAAAAACTTGGACTGTGGGACCGTATCCATGCTAAAAGAAAGCGTGGAGAAAGTCCAGCCAAACCAGGTGAAAAGGATTATCCAAAAACTTTGAACGTTGAAGGACTTGATATGAAGACCTTCAAATCAAATCGTGCAAAGGCAGTAACTAAAGCTGCTACGAAGGATGCTCGTGACAGAGGGCACGAAGGACACGAATGGCACAATACTGGAAGAACTTATAGTCCAGATGAAGCAAAGTCTCGTCGTGCAAATATGTCCGATGATGATAGAGCAGCAAGACACCGTGTTGCTGTAGATCCTGATGATGATCGTGATGAGAATACATACTCAGCAGATAAGACTAAGAATCCTAAGAAACTTCGCAAACAAAAAGCGATGGGGGAAGAGTAT